CTTTTTGTTGATTTACTTACTGACTTACTTACACTTTTGATAGGAGATTTTATTAAATTTTTTACCCAAGTTTTCAAAGTGCTTACTGTTTTTGTAATACTATCCTTAGTCCATTTGTAAACATTACTTATACTATTTTTAGTCCATTTATAGGCTTTAGCTGTATTATCCTTAGTCCATTTGTAAACATTAGCTATACTTCTTTTTGTCCAACCCCAAGCACCATTTAATAAATTACCAAGCCCATTAAAAATACCTTTAAAAATTCTTGATACTGTATTAGCTAGATTTGTAAAAAAACTTTCTGTCCAATTAAGAACACTATTAAAACCATTCCTAAAAAAATTCCAAACAGCACCTGCTATATTTTTAATCGCTTCTAAAATTTCTTTTAAAATAGAAACAACATTTTCGAATAATTTAGAAGGATTTTTTAAGATTCTTATTATTTTTTGAAGAAAGCTATTTGTATCTTTTATAGCATCTAATGTATCTGCTTCAGGTGCTGTAAGAGCTTCTATATTTGTATTAGGTAGCCCTACTACACTTAAATTTGCTGTATTTTTTAGAATACCTTCTAAATAATCTTCTGTGCTTTGTTCTGTAACACTTTCTAACGAATTAGCAAGTAGATTTACTAAATCATCATTATTTCCAGCAGCATTTTGAAAAGATTTAGCTTTATCTAAAAGTTCGTTAGAATCAATTTTACCTGCTAAATAATCTTGTTTTGCTTGTGCATATTGTTGCTGTGTATATTCTAAATTATAATTTCTATCTGTAATTCCTCTAAGTTCTGATACATAATCTCTTATACTATCATTAGCTTCTCTTTGTTTGTCTATTAAATCAGCTACGATAGATAAGCTATCTTTGAATTTTTCATTTAGACTATCTATCGCAAGTCCATACTTTTTAAATAAATCATTATTTAATATTTTATTTACATTACTTGCACTATCTACCGCACCCTCCACAAAACTTTTATCAGCTTTTAATATAGCTGTTGTAAAACTTGCTAAACTATCACTTGTTAAATCTGTATATTTTCCTATATATGCGATACTTTCAGCATATTTTTGCATTTCATAAGTGTTTGTATCTGTAATTTTGTCATAAATATTTCTATAGTCGTCTATGCTTTTATATATATCTCCTGCGATAGAAATCATCTCATCAGCTAAATCTCTAATAGCTTGTTTAAATTGTTTTATACCGTCAATATATGCTTGCTGAAAATCTTTAAAATTAGTCATATTATCAGCTATATTTTGTGCATTTATTGCTAAATTAAGTCCGTCAATAGCTTGAGAAACACTATTGATACCCATTCCAGTAGCAGCACCAGCAGCAGACCAAGCAACCCCAGCAACTTCCAAAGAAGTTTGAATTGTTTGTTTATATGTTTTAGCTCTTTTAGAAAGTTCATAATACATTTTATTTTGTTCTTCTAACATCTTTATATTCGAGATAGAAGCATTATAAGAAGCAACTTTTGCATTACCAGCTAAGTCAAAAGCACTATAAGCATTAGATTTTAATTTATTAGTATAAGTATTTTGTTGATAATTATCTATCGAATCCCTATATTTACTTTTTATTGAATCATAAAATTCATTGAATACAGCTTTTAAAGTTTTTGTAAGTAGAGATAAACTTTTTTTAATAACATCGGCAATTTTATCTATACTGTTTTTTTGTTTTTCATTTAAACTTATACCTATTTTATTTAAAAGAGGTTCTATTACATTACTAAAATCAGTATTATTTTTCGAATTGTCATCTGTGTTGTTATTTTTATTAGCTTCTCTTATCTTATTTATAGTTACTTCATCTAGAAGTCCAAGAGCTTTTTTCATTTCATCACTATTATTTTTATAAAGCTCCTTTATTTTAGCTTTCATTTCGTTATACCAAATACCGATTTGTTCTTTTTTAGGTAAAAATGAATTATATTCAGATTGTAAATACTTCATTAGTGATTTTTGTTTATCAGCTATTTTTTGTAATTCTTTTTTTGCTTTATTAGTTTCACTTGCACTAAATCCTTTAAAACTACCATTTTGTGCTTTATTTAAGATTTTTTGCATTTCTTTATCTAAAGTTTTAATATTAGTTTTAGTATCTTTTGTAGTCGTTGTTATAAGTTTAAGTTTCTTTTCTACATCTCCTAAAAATTTTTTAGCAAATTTAGTAGCATTCTCACTTTCAGCACCAAGTTTTGTTATTTCATTTATAGTTTCTCTAATCTCTTTTGTATTTTTTTGTAATGCTTCTGTATAAATGTAAGAGCTTTTACTAGCTTTTTCCCATTCATCCAATCCAGGGATAAGATTATGTATCTCTACCATTTTGTTATACATACCAAGTATTGCATTTTCTATTGCAGCAGCACCACTTAAAACACCTTCTTTAAATACAAGCCAAATCAATTTAATACTAAGCATTACTCTTTTTAAAAAGTTAAAACTATCTATAATTCCACCAATGCTTTCAATAACACCTTTTGTAGCATTTATTATATTTTTAGCCCAATCCTGCCCTGCTTTGCTTCCATTTTTAAATGCTTTATTAAGATAATCATTTATTACAAGCAAAATAGATTTTAAATAATCAAATAATCCAGCTTTCATTATATTGTTTTTAAAAATTTCCCAATTACCCTGCATTGTAGATAAAAGTCCATTCCAAGTTTTACTTTGCTCTTTCATAGCACCAGCATATTTGCTATTCCAAATTGCTTTTAATGTGCTTTCTATTATTTTAGAGTTGTTTTCTATTACAATATTTTTTACTTCTCCACTTCTTGTAGTCCATTGTAGAGCTGCTTTATTTCCTTGCTGGTATCCTTTAACTCCAAATTCTTTTAATCTTTCAAATTCTCCATTAACGGCATCAGCTATTGCTTCTACTGCTTGCATTAAAGGTTTTCCCATAGCACTAGCTGTATCACCAAGCCACACTAAGTCTTTTTGAGCATTAAGTCCATAAGCTCTTAATTTAATGAAACCCTCAGTAACTTGGTCAAGTTGATAAGGAGTTTTTGCTGCGAAGTCTTGTATCCACTCCATACTTTTTTGAGCCACTTTACTATTGCCTTCAATACTTTTCAAAGCAACACTAAACTGCTCAAATTTCGCTGCAGTTTCTACAAAAGATTTAGATAACTCAATAACTTGTTTTGTTAATTCATAAATACCAAGTCCTGCTATCACAGTCCCAACAGCTTTTAAAGCATCAGAGAAGTCAAAAGTGCTTTTAGAAGTTTTATTTATATTACTATTTAAGTTTTTTAATTCCTGATTTAATACTTTTACTTTACCAGTTTCTGTATCAATAGAAATTTTTATAGATAAATCTTTTTTCACTTGGTCTCCTCATTTACTTTACTTGCCCACACTTGCCCCATTACAACTAATAAAGGGGTTAATTTTACATCTAAGTTATTCCACACTAAATAATCTTTTATTGCTTCATATTTTTTACCTAAAACACCACCCATTGAACCATACTCATTTGGTATTGACCTAAAAATCTGAACTATTTTCAAGTCTAACGGATAATATAAAATAATCATTTTAGAGTTAGGATTTTGGAATATAGATATTTTTTCATCTACATCCAAATCCCCATCATAAAACTGTTCTATATATTTAATCAATCTGTCTTCTCTGCCGACTTTCCCACTTCGTCTAAAATTTTAGATACTACTTCAATAAAAGCACCACCTTTTTCTAAAATAGATTTCACTTCTTTTTTTGGATTTTTAAATCCTTTTTTTTCAAACACTACACTTTCATCCCAGTATTCTAAAAATGCTTCAATAATTACACTTTGATTTTCTTCACTTGATTGTGCTTTTATCAGTTTCAATGTAACTTCTGTGCTTGGAGAATAAGCAGTATATGAATATAGTTCATCTCCTAACTCTAATTCACCTTTTACACCTAAATCTTTTAATTCAACTTTCATTTATTTCCTTTATTTATAAATAATCTCAAAATTATCACCACCACTATTGCTTTCAAGTAGATAAGTTCTATTATTTTCTAAGTTACCACCATTGTCGCTTTCACTAACATCTGTTAATCTTGCATAATTAGCGACAAGTTCAAATGTTCTACCAATAGCAGTAGAAAGTTTTATATCAATAGATTTTACATTACCATTTGCGATATCTTGCCAAACTCCATTATCACCTTTTTGTTTTAAATCTTTTAATGTGATTTTTGGTTTATAATCTGTAATTTGATATTCTTTCGCCCCAATTACATAAATCTCTTTAATCTCTACACCCATATCAAAATCAACATTTTCTATCTCATAAGATGTCCCACCGATAGTAATAACATCAATACTCTCAACAATAAAAATATCTTCATCATCAAGTGTAACAGCTGGATTGTCTTCAAGTGTAGTTTCAGGAGTAGTAAAACCTTTTAATTCAAATGTAAGTTTTGCCATTTCACCTACATTAAAAGTTGCTTTCAAATTACCACAAACACCAGTAATTATTCTCTTTTCTCCATCTAAATAGTTTGTTAAATATCCATTTGGAATAGGATTTTGAGATGGTTTATAATGTGCTTCTGTTACATTGTTATCATCATCTTTTACAAGTGTTTCATCTAATGCACACATTTTATAAAGTTCTGCTATTTTGGGAGGAAGTCCAGCTCTTAAAAGCACATTCACACTGCCATCAGTGGTAGTATAATCAGGAACACTATAAGATTTACCACCACCAAGACCTCTACCAAGTTCTTTATAATCACCAGTTTTTACTTTTGGAGTAAGTGTTACAGAGTCATTTAATGTAACTACATTGTCTGTATCAGGCTCTGAACCATATTTTGCTAACAAGACTTGTTTTTCTGTTAATACTCTTGCCATTATTTATCCTTTGTAGAGGCTTTTTTTCTAACACCCTTAAATTCAACAGATATTTTTTTAGATTTACAAATCTTTTCAATATTTTCATCTACTGTATAAACTTTTTCTACTTTTTCAAGTTGCTTTTCATCAAAAAAATAAGGGGCAATATATTGACCTCTAAGTCCTTCAATTTTTTCATTTGAATAGATTATTACTTTTGGCATTTTATTTCTCCTTATTTAGTAACTATTGCGATACCAGCAGTATTCTTAGTATTTACTACTTTATTCCAGTTTGCACTTGTTCCAAGTGTTGCATCATCAGGATTGATTCCAGCTGCTACATCCCAGCTAAACCCTTTAACTTTCAATGTAATAGCACCTTCTAACGAAGTTCTAAATACATGATTTTCTCCACTAATATCTTCCATTGTTACAATGTCTTGAATTTCAGAGTTTTGAACTACAACTGACCCACTTGTAAGTCCTAATGTAGAATATAATTGAGTTTCATCTCCATTATTACTATCTCCATCACAATCAGCCTTTCCTGCTTTAAAACTTTCACTATCTGTAACATAAGCACTTCTATTTAATGTAGCAGGTGTAGCATTGTAAAGAATACCACTAATTAAAGTATCACTATTAAATGTAAGTCCATTTCTATATAAATCAAAGAATTTACCACTATTCATAGACCAATTTACAATATTATTTGCCATATCACCAAATTTTTCTAATCCAGTAATTAAATCTTTAATCTCTAATGCCCCATCACAATTTTTAGTTACAACTGCATCTGAATTACTTCTAATAGCAGCATTAAGACCTAAAAGTGCTTTATTAAGCATATAAATAGTTACACTATCTCCTAATTTCTGTCCAATCATTCCACTAAGTTCATCAACTCTTTTTCCGTATCTTAAAATATCACTTCTTTTAAATTCAATTTTCTTTTTGTAATAAAGTTTTACACTTGTCCAGTCTTCTGTATTTAAAGTTTCAAATACAGCATCAGCAGCACTTGTTACATCTCTTCTATTTGCTTCACCAATTCCTTTAAAAAATAACTCTTCTAAAAAATCACCTTTATGAGGGTCTGATACTAATGTAATAGCACCTTTCGTTTGTTGTGTAAAATTTCTTACATTTTGTGTAATTTGTTCTGTTAAAAGTGTTTCAATTACTTCATTATTTACTTGTATTGGCATTTAATCTCCTTTTTAATTTGGTAAATTTTCGTAAGCATCACGACCATTACTTGCTATAAATTGTGCTTTTTCAGCTACATTCATTTCACTTCTTTTTTTTGTAGCACCACTTGGATTATTTGCCTTTGCACCACTTCCAGCTTGTCCGTTTGCTTGTAATAGATGTGGTTTGTTTTCAAAAAACTTTTTAGCACCAATATCTAAATCAACTATTTCATCTCCATTTTTAAATATTACTTTCCCATCTTCATTTACATCGACAAAGTTTTTAAGAGCTAACTCTGCAACTTCTTTATCAATTACTCCTACATTTTCTAACACTTTAGAAAGTTCAGTATTGATAGTTAGTTCTTTATTTTTGCTTTCAAGTGTTTGTAGTTTTTCCATTAAAGATTGCTTTTCGTTTCTCTCTTTTTCAAGCTCACTTACAAGCTCACTTTTGCCCTCTTCTTTTGCTCTTTTAATCTTTTCATCAAGATTAGCAAGTTCACTTTCAAATTTTTCTTTACTTTTAGTTACTTCATTTAAAGTTTTTTGAGTATCTTCAAATTTAGTTTTATACTCTTTTACTTCATTTTCTAAATTAGATAACTTTTGTGATATAGTTTCTGCTATATCTTTATCTAACTTTTTAGCATCGAGTAACTCTTTTAACCAATTAGGCATTTATGCTCCTTTTATGATTTTAAACATTTTACAAAGTTAAAACACTATTTTTTGGCAATTTTTCGTGTTTTTTTAAAGATAATAAGAATAAAAAGGAAAGTTATGCTTTATGAATACGATGATGAATTTTTAGTTTCGTCTATAGAAGAGACTGAAATTGAAAAAAAAGAAAATGAAGCGATTATTGAGATAGAAAAACTTAATATATCAGATGTCTTTTACAAAGAAAAACTTACAAAAGCAAGAGTATATATGTTACTTGCAAGAGAACAGCTTGAAAATGAATATATGAGAGATAAATATAACATCTATGAAAAAGAGTTTAATAGATATTTAAGATTATCTAAAAATAATAATTCTTTGTCTAATATAAGCACTATTCCATTAGCAAGGGGTTAAAATGATTGATTATTATACATTACTCACAAATATCAAACAATCTTTAATTGATTTAGGTATCTTTAAAAGTGTAAAAATAGGACTTGAAAAGGGGATAGGAAGCAAAGATACACCTTTTGCGAGAATAGTTCCAATAGAAAATGAAAAAATTGGTGGAATAGAAAATTTAACTTTTCAAGTTATTTATGGGTTTGATATAAAAAATAAAGATTTAGAACTTTTGTATCAAAAATATTATGAATTTGAAGCAAAAATCAAAGAAGCTCTTATGTATAAAAATCAATGTTTTTTTATAAGGACTATTACAGATGAAGATAAACTTGTAAATCTAAAAAGTGCAATTATGATATTTGAAGCAAGGAATCTAAGATGAGTGTAAAAATATCAGGACTTACTGAAACAAAAGAATGGCTTAAAAACCTTGATGAAGAGATGAGTAAAAAACTTATAAAAAAAGTTACTCAAGATGCTTTTGAAAATGTAAAAAAACTTGGTTCTCAACATACAGATACTGGAAATATGGAAAGCAATATAAGACATAAAGTAAAAAATAACGAAGGATATGTTTATATTGACGACATAGGAATGCTAGTTGATTGGAAAGGTAAAAAAGTAAATTATGCAGCATTTGTGCTATTTGGTTCAAGACCTCACACGATAACTCCAAAGCATAAAAAAGTTTTGAGGTCTAATAGTATAAATGATTTTGTATTTGATAAAAAAATTCATCATCCTGGATATAAAGGAGATGATTTTTTATACAAAGGTGTAAAACAAACACTTAACAAAATAGATGAAATATATAAAGGAATAAAATTATGACAATAAATAAATATCAACAATTATGGACTTTTACAGATGAAGCTTTTAATGGTAATGGTGGGTTTAGTGATGGTGGATATATAGTAAAATATCCTCGTGAAAGTGATGACAAATATCAAGAAAGAAAAAAAATAGCATATTATACAAATATATTTTCTTCAAAAGTTAATAGATATATAGGCTATTTATCTAAACACACTCCTACAAGAGATACCCCAAATAAAATGATAAGAATGATATTTGATAATGTGGATAATAAAGGTAATTCAATCAATGTTTTTATGTCTAATTTTGCAAAAAATGCAAAAGTAAGAGGCTGTAATTTAATTTTGATAGATATGCCTAAAACTTTACCAAGCGATTTAAAAACACAACTTGATACAAGAGCTTTACCTTATTTCGTAGAAATCCAACCTGAAAGAGTAACTGAATATAAAATAGGACAAAATGGTAAATTTGAGTATATTGCTTTTAGTGATGTTTTAGATGAAAGTGTATATGGAAAAAGTAGCACCAAAAACATAATCAGATATTATGATAAAACCAAATGGATTGTATTTGACACAGATAACACTATATTAGAAACTGGGGAACATAATCTAAATGAATGCCCTGTGATATTATTTAGTGAGAATGGGAGTTTCCCTACATCTGGCGAATTTACACAAATAGCAGGACTTGCAAAAAGACACTATAATCTAACAAGTGAGTTAGATGAGATACTAAGAAGTCAAACTTTCTCTATACTAACAATACAAGCAGACAATCCAAGTGATATAGAAATAAAACTCTCAACTGATAATGCTATTTCGTATGCAAAAGAATGTAATATGCCTGAATTTATAGCACCTCCATCAGCACCTGCTGAAATATATATCCAAAAAATAAAAGATATTGAAAACCAAATAGATAAAATCGCTTTTGATGTGTCTACGAATCAAAGTAAGGAAAGTGGAATCGCACTTGATATAAAGTTTCAAGGATTAAGTGCTTCTTTATCTAATTTTGCTGTCAGACTTGAAGATTTAGAGTTAAGAGCATTTGAGCTTGTATATAAATACTTAAATCTTAATTTTGAT